GCACGACAAGTGGAGGCGGGAATATCGTGAATAGTGGCAAGTTGACGGTTATAAGGGAGAACCCTAGGTGGATCGTTGCTCGGGTCTCTACTGTCACCGCCGCTATGAAGATCATCATTCTCAGCCAGACCGCGCTATGAGTGTGCGTGGGCGGAGTCGTCGGAGGTCTTTTAGGACCGGTCTTGGTATTCTTACTGTCGATGTAACCCTTAGTCCGTTGCTGTTAGCGGGGGGAGATCGAATATTACAGGAGAACAACGACCCCATCTTGCTAGAATAGTCGGAACTTGGAAGAGGAGATCGTTATGGAGCTGAGTCCTAAGGAAGCTTTGGGTGAACTAAAGAGGATTAGAAGGATTCTGTCTATATTTGAGAACGCTGAGGGGGTCTTAGGGGCTGTTGTTCGGGCGGGTATCGGAAGGGCCGAGGCCCTTATATCGACGTATTCAAGATCGTGCCTCGATTGATGGGCCTTGAGGTGATCTTGGAGCCGGGGTCTGAAGCTGAGGAGGAGAACCCATCGGAGGTAGAGGGGGAATAAATGGCGAACTATACCTTCTCTTCGGACCTTATATCGGATATTCTCTTTCGCGCCGGCGAGCCCACTGATGGCACGTCCGACTTCGATGCCGTGGCCCTTCAGTATCTTAATCGTGCCTATCAGGCAATCTGGTCCGGCGGCCGTGAGCTTATTCCTGAACTGAACGAGGTATGGTGGTGGTTGAGAAAGGACGACCAAGGCGTTCTCATATTGAACCCCTTAACAGATACGGGCACGGTATCTGTTACGAACAACTCGGACGCCATCACATTTGGAACTGCCCCAGCTGTAAGCCAGGCCGGAAGGCATTTCAAGGTAGACGATCACGCCGACATCTTCATTATAACCGCGCACACAGGCGGGGCGGGGGGAGCTACATTAGAGAGTGTCTATACAGGGGATACTGACACGGCAGCCTCTTTCAAGGCGATGCAGTTCGACTACGCCCTCGCCTCTGACGTTCTCTATCTAAGTGGTCCCCTGTTCGCCTATCAGGATGGCGAGCGAGAGATTCGCCTGATTGATCTTACTGAATTAAGAAAGCGGTATCCCATAAACAACCTCTTCTCCGGCGTTCCAAGAGCAGCTGCCATGATAACTCAGGAATCCCTCCGCTTCAGCCATTATGGCGGCCTTACTGCGACTGACTTCATCAAGATTGACTATGAATATACAAGGGAACCGTCTGACTTGACTGACAGCGGATCGGAAGAGCCTCTTGTTCCTCGCCAATACAGGCATATCCTGTCAGACTGGGCCTTGTATCTCTTGTTCGCTGACAAGAACGATGGAAGGGCGAAAGACGTGGAAGGTATTGCCCGCAATGGCTTATTCTCGATGGCCCATGAGAATAGATCGAGACAGGCGAAGGCGTCTGCCGAACACTTTGGGCGTGTATTCCCTCGGCAGAGGGATATAAGGAGACTTGAGGGACCGCTCCGCACTGAGAGCGGGTTAATCATAGGCTGATGGCTTACCAGGGCCTCATAGCCGAACTCCCTATCGGTCTTGCCGGCCTGACTGGCAGTAAGCATCAGTCTCAAATTACGCCTCAACACCTGATAGTCGCTGATGACCTCACCTATGAGAGCGGCACGATTCAGAAGGAGGGTGGTGCATCTAAATACAACAGCACAGCCATATCGGGAACCCCCTCTATTGTGGGCGGTTGGGACTGGTTCCCGACGGACGGAACTCAGCGGATGGTTGTCGTCCTGGATGATGGCACCATCAAGAAGGATACAGGTGGAGGCGGCTTCACGGTTACTCTAGGCAGCGGTTTCACCATAACCACTGCTACGGTCCCCATGTTCGTTGAAGGCGGTAAGGAGGCAGCCGCCAATGACCGCAAACTCTTTATCTTCACGGATGGAAGCAATGGTATCCAGGTCCTTTCAGCGGACGGTGCCACTGTATCCCGCCTCAGCACGGCGAATGATCCTGCCGACTGGACCAACACCCATCCCACCTTTGGACTGATCCATGAAGATCGTCTATGGGGCGGTGGGAACTCGAACGATGCTCATAGGCTCTATTACAGCACCGTAGGGGACCACGAGGACTTCGCCGGTGGGGGCTCTGGACAACTCGCAATCTTCCCAGGTGAAGGCACAAAGCTCGTAGGTGCTATCTCCTTCAAGGGCCTCATCATTTGCTGGAAGTTCCCCAAGGGCATCTACATCGTGGACACAACAGACCCTACGATTGCAAACTGGAAAGTGTCCCGCCTGAGCCAGAGCCTCGGCGGTGTTAGTCATCAGGGCGCCGTCCTTGTTGATGACGATGTTCTCTTTATGGACGCCACTGGCTTGTTTCATTTCATCAGTGCGATCACGGAGTTCGGCAATCTCGGAACGCGCAATCTGTCCACGGCCAACGAAGCGAACATGGACGAGTTCTTCCGGGATGAGATTAACTTCAACAGTTTCGCCAGGGTCCGAGGCATCTACTATCCGGCGAAGGCCGAGGCGCATTTTGCTATCTCCGCTCTGGGAAGCAGCATAAACAATAGGCGTACCGTCGTAGACTTTAACAGTACAATTCCCAGGTTCCGCTTCTCCCGCAGAGACACACCTATATCCATGTGGTTGAAGGAGGACGGCGATGGGATACCTCGTCCTACCATAGGTGACGACGCTGGCTTTGTCTGGAATCTCGACCAAGATGCAAGATCAAGGGATGGAGTTGGCTACAACGGTCAGTTTCAGATAGCTCATCTTGATCTTAGCCACCTTGATCCTAAGTTCGGGACGATTAGGAAGAGTGGGCAGTTCCTTGAACTCGTCGTGGAGCCGAGAGGTAACTGGAACCTGAACGTCGATGTGTTCTGGGATAATGAACTGACGCAGACTGTGACGTTCAACATGGGGACTACGGGCTCCACACTTGGGAGCTTTGTTCTGGGGACGGATAAGCTCGCAGGAGATACTGTGCTAAACAGGAAGCGCCGTATAACGGGGGGTGGGAGGCGTTTCTCTGTAGTGGGGAGAAACAGCGGGGATGGCGAGGATTTCTCTGTGTCTAAGATGTACCTCCACTTTATCCCGTCGGATGAGAGGTTGGAATGAGTAAGACTGCGGCGCGTAAGAGGATAGCCGCCTTCGAGCGGCGCGACAGGGAAAAGCCACTTAAAGTCGCTGTTCATAGCAAGATAGCCCGCGGCGGGTATGTGGATAGGGTCCTCTGTAAGCTCTGTGGAGGGACTATAAAGCACCTGATTCCTGATGAGCTACCCGTGGAAGTTCTGAGGGTAAAAGACCGAACTATGGTCTATCACCGTATGATCTTGGCGGAGCTTCCGAACTATGTAGAAGTCAAGATTGACTTCGATGATGGGTCGGCCCATATTACGCATATCTGCAAGGCGTGTTTTAAGAGTTTACAGGACGATGATCTTGAAACGCTATATGTAGGGGATATGCAGCAGCAGATGGCTGAGGAGGATGCCGGCTACTCAGAGGCGCTGTGGCACTTTTGGGATAAGCGCAAGCCGATTGGGTTTAAACTGTTCAGGATGAATGGGGCGGAAGTCAAATAGGAGGCAATTTTGGCGGCTTTGTATTCCCATACAACTCGAACAACTGGCACAACCCTAACGGCCAGTATATATAATACTGACCACCAAAACCACATAGATAACGGCGTCCCCCTTCAGCAGGACGACTACAGCAGTAACGTGACGCAGATGCAGTCTACAACCGATCCTGGAGAGGTCGGAACCGAAAGTCTTGCGACGACGCAGGCTGGTGAGTTCGACAGGATAAGGTTCATCATCAAGGAACTAACAGGCCAGGCGCAATGGTATGAGTCAGCGCCTAGCGGCGCCTCTGAAAGCATGATGATAGCAGATAGGGTGTTCGGCTGATGGCGACTTTTGCAAAGATTATCCTCTCAGGCTCCGCGAATGGACGAGGTATTCCCATAACAGGGGTTACGAGCAGCTCTGCCAACCTACTCCACACTGCTGTCACCGGGGCAAACGACTTCCATGAGGTCTACATCTACGTGGTCAACAACGTCACCGGCGATAGTCAGGGTTGGCTGCGTTTTGGCGTTACGACTGCACAGAGCGTTACCGCTGGAGTTACGAATACGGAGATACCCTTCACGGTGACAAACAGAAGTGGCCCTGTTCTCCTGGTCCCTGGCTGGCCCCTGAATGGAGGTAATATAGTCGAGGCGTATGCGACAGCTGCTAATCGTATCATCGTCTACGGCTATGTCCACGCAAGGGTTTCGTGATGAGCCTGTTTGGTAGGCTACTAGGACCTGTGAGGGTCGCTGGGAGAGGAGCCTCCGCCGCCGGGGGCCTGCCGGCTCCTGACTTCACCAGCGCTGAGCAGACAGTGACTGCGGATACTCTACTCGAAGTGGCCCACAGTCTTAGTGTTAGACCATCGCACATGGAAGTCGCTCTGCGATGCACGACAGCTAACGGAGGATATTCAATCGGAGACGAGTTTATATTCCCTGATTGCGGCGTCGGGGCTGGCGCTGGCGACGAATCCGCCATGTATGGTAGAGACGCTACCAATGTATTCATAGTTCAGGCGGTTCAGCTGGCTGTTACAGATAAAGGCACATTCAATCGAGTGGTTCTTACACTTACCAGTTGGCGTTGGGTTGTGAGGGCTTGGGTATGACGAAGTTCTGGGTTGATAATCAAGGCAGGATTAAGATCGCCACCTCGGACGACGGCGTTGGTCCACCCGGCACGACCGCAGTTTTGGTTCCCCCTGCGCCAGCTCCCGAAAGCGGTGAGCAGAAATGGGACGGAGCTGCCTGGTCGCCCCTGCCTCCACGCCCGCCGGTGAGCCTGGACGCTGAGGAACTGTACGACATGCTTGTAGCTAAGGGAGTAGTAGGGCCGGCTGACCGTCCACGACCCAAGCCATGATAAGGCAAGGAACAGATTATAAACTGGCAAAATCGGGCCACGACTATGCCTCTTGCCACTCCTTCCTGCGTCGCTTTGACCAGCAGACGCCTCATCTCACCTTTCCAACGGTGATGGCCGAGAGGGGGAATGAACTAATCGGAGTCCTAGGAACTAAGAAAAGCAGGAAGGCCGTCGTTGCTGGTCCTCTATATGTAGAGGTCCCCGGAAACTACGCCTTCGTCACCCTGCGCCTTATCGAAGCCTACGAGAACATCCTTAGGCACCTTGGAATAAGGACCTTTCTGTTCAGCATCTGGCAGCATCAGCCAACATGGGTTAAGATGGTCACTGATCTTGGATGTATCCCATACGAGAATGGGGCGGACGGCAAGGTCTGGTTCAAGCGGGAGCTATAGCAGATGGACTTTTCTCCAGACATAGACGTTCCCGGCCCCTCTGAGCAGGAGATCGCCCTCCAGCAGGAGCAACTTGAACTCCTCCAAGAGCAGAGGAAGCTCTCTGATCTGCTGACCCCCTTCTTGTTCGAGGAAGCGGGTATCACGGCCATTCGGGACGAGGCCGGCGAGATCATTGGCTTTGAGCGGGAGGAGGACCCTAATCAGCCTCTTCGAGAGGAAATCGAAAGAGGGTTCCTTGAACGCACGCAGGCTGCACTTGCAGGAGAACTTCCCGTTAATCCCGCCCTCATTCGGGCGCGAGAGGAGGGATTAAAGACACTTGAGGAAAGGCTGCGGAAACAGCTTGGTCCTGGGTTTGAAACCTCTTCCCCTGGTATAGAAGCTCTCTCTGAGTTCGGTACGAGGAGTGAGGAGCTATTCGAAGGCGCGCGAAGAGGCGACCTGACGCTTGCCGAGTCACTTGGAATCGCAAGGCAGGAATCCCAGGAGAGGACCCTGGATAGATTGTTCGGCAGGGCGGCTGCGGGCTTCGAGTTTCCAAGATCGGCGGCAGCATCTATAACTGGCCCCCTGTCTCTTTTCCAACAGGATAGGGCATTGCAACTTCAGGCGAACATAACGTCACAGCAGATCGGCGGCCAGACGCTCGCATCGCTGTTCGGGGCCGCTGGTACGGCTGTCGGCCTAGGTATCGGCCTAGGAGGGTTTGGGGGCGGGTGATGGCTGGTCACGGCATTGCAGCAGGCAGCTTCGCGGAGAACTTCTTACAGAGTTTCTTGGCTGGGCAGCAACTTAGGGCCTCCAGGGCAAAGGCCCAGCAGGCTCAGGAACTCGCAACTGCTAAGTTAGCCATAAATAAGCGCACCGCCGACGTAAACTTTGCGAAATCTGCCAACGCTATTCTATCCACATATATAGAGAAGGGCAATAAGCCTCTCTTCAAGGCGTCCTACACAGCTCTGTTTCGGGCCCAGAAGGGTGACGACTTTGTAAGTTCTAAGGGATTCCAAGATAATCTCACCATGCTCCTGGCCCTTGACGATGAGGCCCTAACTAATTTTGCCCGGTTCGCACAGGACCTCACGAACAAGAAACTTGAGCCCGGTCAACTTCGCACGATTACTCAGGAACTTGCGAAAGATTCCACCAAGGGCCTAGCACTGATCGCCGCCGTTAATAAGAAGGGACAGGAGGAGAAGCGAAAGGGCATATTAGAGGGAGGGCAGCCTCTCCAGACTCAGGCGCAGCGTGGCCTGCCTGCTCCTCTCTCATCCGCTACCATGATAGCCCTCAGGGCGAGGCAAATATCTCAACTCGTCTCGGCAGGAGACTTCGAGGGCGCAGCGGCGGTTCGGAAGCAGGTTGAGTTCTTGAGGGCAGGAATTTCAGTCCAGCCGAAGGATATGAAGCCGGAGTCGCTCTTTGCAGCAGCCTCCGCTGCGGCTACCCTAGGTCAGACTGAAGTATCCGCTCAGTTTAGGCAACTCGCTAAGGATAGGATGCCTTCTGATGGCCTTGCGACTGTAGCCTTTCCGGGGACAGACCGCCCTGCGGCATCGTTTCGTAAGGATGATCCTGGTCTAGATAAAGCGATGGCCGAGGGCGGCGTTGTGGTCAATCTGCAAATAGAGGACATATCTCAGGTCACCCCTAAGACTGCTGAGGAGGCGCGCAAGGAGCGTGTCACGGTAGTATCCGAGATGGCCTTTCTCAGTTCTATGCTAAGCGATGCAGTTAGGTTGGGCGAGGGCGTCGCTGGTATCCGGGGTGCGGCTGGAGAATTCTTCGGCGGCTTCGCGGGCCAGATCAACGACGAATTTGGGGAACTGGTAACTAGAAGCCTCACAGGCCTAACGCCAACGGAACTTCAACAGTTCCGCCTCTCTGCCCAGGCGGTCATGGCTCAGCAGATCGACGTAATTACTGGTGAACAGACAGGCCGTATCTCCGAGCCGGAACGTGAGTTGACCACGGTGGTTACAAAGGGTAGAGCCATTGGAGCATCCATTAAGCAGATCACGGCCTCCTTCACGGCCCTTATAAAGCTCAAAGTGCTTCATGCAGAAAGTCTATCCGTCAGGGGCGGTGAGGCGCCTGGTATCTTGATTCGGACGGACGCGGACTTTAATAAGGCGTTTGCCAAGCATAAGCGACTCTTCCCCAGTATGCCGGATAAGGAAATCGGAGACTTAGTGAATGAACTAGAGCGTCAACAGTTGTTCTTTAGGTTGGAGGGATTACTCTAGTGCCCACACCCGCCAGTAGATTCCGAGGTAAGTTGGGGGCTGCGTCGTCTGGCATAACCCCGCTGCCTGACTTCGGAGTAGGGGAGGAGGCCCCCGCCCCTGAGAGCGGCGCTATCTCCGACTTCGGCCTTGTCCCCGAGGAGGCTAGGCAGCAGGTTCGTGCTGGCGTGGAAGGGATGTCCCTGCCGGTGCAGCTTGGAGTGGAGCTGGGGCCGTCCGCCGTTGGTACAATCCTAGGTGGAACCATCGGTCTATTAGGTGGCCCTTGGGCACCTGTCACAGTGCCCCTTGCCGCTTCTCTTGGGTCAATGCTGTTTGAGGCAGGCGCGCAGGAATTAGGGATAGCTCCTGAGAGTGACCTAAACCTTGCCCTTGCTTGCTTCTCCCCTGTGAAGTCCTACATCGTGATGGAAGGTGACAAGCCGCGTCATCTTTCATGCCGTCAAATTTTGACGCGATCACTCTTCATCATCGCCGAAAGGAGGACTTAGATTTCTGCTGGCCCTCATCCCCAAG